CGAGGCTTCGCAGAAAAGCTTCTGTCCGTCTGGTCCTGTGAACTCGACGAGGAAGATCGCGCTCTCTGCGTCCGCGAATTCGAGCGGCTTGGCCTGATCCCCACCAAGTAGCCCCGCCCATCCGTTCCCCGTCGCGTCCCGCCCGCCCTGCTCATCCCATCCGAAAGCTCACGCCATGCCACTGCACACTGTCTACGGCACCATCCACGACGCCCAACCCATCGACCGCGAATGGATCGCGGACTGCGCCCTGCTGGGCCGCTGCCGGTCGGCAACGCAAGCCGAGTTCGACGCGCTGCTTGCCGTCTTCACCAAAGCCTACCGCGCACGCGGACTGCCGATCACGATGGTGCGGCTGGGGCAGCGCCTCGCCACCGCATGGCGCGGCATCGTCGCACCCGCAGGAGTGGTGGCATGAGCATGGCACAAGCCGTCGCCCAGCGGCGCATGGGGTTTTTCAACGTCACGGACGAGGGCGTGTTCAACGCGCCCGACATCGTCATGTCCATCATCGACGGCGTCATGATCACGCGCTGCTCGCACAATCCAGTCACGGGCATCATCGTCTACAAGGGGTTTCACCCGGCGTTCGATCCGCTGACACCCAGCGAGCCGGTGCCGCAATACAGCGCCATCTTCGACGGCAAGGTCCGCACGTGGCGGCGCGTCGGGTTCGGGGGTGGGGCATGAGCCGCATCCTCACCGCCGACTGCCTGTTCTTTGCCTGCGAAACGACCGGCATTTCCCGCGATCAGGTGCTCGGGCCGTGCCGCACGCGTGAAGTCGTCGCCGCCCGTCACCTCGGCATGTGGCTGGCCCGCCGCTTCACGAAAGCGAGCTACCAGACCATCGCCCAGCGGTTCTCGCGCAACGATCACACCACGGTTCACAGCGCGATCCGCACCGTGAAACTGCGCCGCGACAACAGCGCCAAGTTCGCCGCCCAGCTCGCCGCCGACGAAGCCCGCTTTGCCGAATGGGCCGCCGGCGTCGTCGAAAGCCGCGCGTTGGCCCTCACCCGTTCCGCGTTCATCCAGCCCCCCGTCAGCGCCCAACAGCCGGAAACCGCCCGATGACAACCGCAACGCTCGCCCGCATTTCCCGACCAGCCAAACCGCTACCGGTCACCCGCGATCAGGTCGCCATCATGATCGACCGCCTGTCCGTGCTGCGCGGCAAGATCGCAGAACTGGACGGCCAGCGCGACGACGACATCGCGCAGATCAGGGCGTTCCACGCCTCTGAAGCCGAAAGCCTGATCGGCGACGTGCAGGCTTACTGCGAGGCCCACCGGGCCGACTTGACGCAGAACGGCAAGAAGAAGTCCGTCCGCTTCCCGTCCGGTCAGATCGGGTGGCGCAAACGTCCAGCATCGATCCTGATCGCCGACGCCGAGGTAGCGCTCGCCGATGCCCTGCGGTGGGGGCTGACGCAGTTCGTGCGCACCAAAAACTCGCTCGACAAGGACGCGATGCTCAAAGAGCCCAAGGTCGCCGCCACCGTCGTGGGCGTGACCGTGGTCGCGGGCGCTGAAGAATTCATCATCAAAACCGGCGCGTGAAGGGGCTTCAAATGGCATTCCAAAACCATTCAAAACGCGCCGCACACCCGCCACACCGCAACCGCCTCATCGCGAAGCTGCACGTACTGAAGGGCCAGATGGGCCTCGACGACGTCGACTATCGCGACATGCTAGAAACGCAGTTCGGTAAACGCTCATCGACGGCATTGAGCATCGCCGAACTCGAAACCGTCGTGAAGCGGCTCGGCGACGCGACCCAGACCGCCCCGCGCATGACCGGGCCGTATGCGCCCAAGCTGCGCGCGCTGTGGCTGTCGGCGTGGAATTTGGGCGTGGTGCGCAATCGGTCTGACGATGCACTGGTCGCGTTCGTCAAGCGCCAGACCGGATTAGAGGCCGTGCGCTGGCTGCGCGACGCAGGTGCTGCAGCCAAGGCCATCGAAGCCCTCAAGTCGTGGATGGTGCGCGAAGCGGGCGTCAATTGGGCAGCCCATCCCCACAACCCGCGCGCCGCCGTCGTCGATGCGCAGTGGCGCGCGCTCTGCACCATGGGCGTGATCAAGGAACTGGCCTTCGGTGGCGGGCTCGACGGCCAGCTCACAAAATACGGCGAGGCCGTCACGGCCAAGACAAGCCGCGCGACCTACACCGAAGAAGACTGGGACGCGATCATCGCAGCGCTCGGCAAGAAGCTCAGATTTGAGCTGGCCAAATCGCCCAAGACCTAACCGGTTTAGCGGGGGAGAGGCAAACGCCCCCGCTGAAAACCGGCGCGCCGAAGCGGGGCGGCGCGCCGGTCCCTTTCTCCCGTCACATCACAGGGGTTACCACCATGACTATGTCGATTGCCGACGGGCGAGAGATCGCAAAACTTATCAAGGAATACGACGAACTCACCTCACTGCTCGAAAACCAAGACGACGACGACGCCGCACACACCCGCGTCAACCGCCTCTCCAACCATCTGCATGATTGCATCTTCGAGGGCTACGACGCGCCGCTCGACGACAGCCTCAGTGGGGCCATCGACGAGGCGATGGCCGAGTTCTCAGACGAAGGTATCTGGGACGCCATCCGCACCCGGCGCGATACCGTTGCAGCGCTGCTTGTCGTGCGCGGCGTCGAGCTACCACAAGAGGCCATACCCGAGCGCGAGGCCGTCGCATCGGCTGCTGCCTGCCTGAGCGCTGGACCGGCCACGGCGGACGATATCGCCGCCGCCGACACGATCGCTGCGGAGTAACACCCATGTCGTCATCCCGCACCAAGTTGCCGAGCGTTGCCATGACCGTTGAGCCGGTTCCGCATGCCACGCGCTTGGGGCGGATCGACGACACCCAAACGCTGCCGGGCGGGGCCTACGACGGCCTCCCCGGTCAGATCGTCGAGATCGCCGAAATCGCAGGCCTGCAAGCAGCCCTTACCATCGCCAACGCGCGCGGCGGCAACCGCGTCTATATCCCAGCGACCGCCGACGACGATCACTGGCTAGTCACGCTGATCGGACGGGACGCTGCCAACAAACTGATGGGGTATTACGCGACCGGCGTCGAACTCGACATGCCGCGCGGCCCCACCGGCCTGCGCGCCGACACCTGGCGCAGGCTCTATCGGATGATCGAAGACGGCTGCACGTCGACGCAAATCACCCGCGCGCTCGGCATCAGTCGCGACATGGTCAAGCATCACCGCGCCAAGCTGCGCAACAGCCACGTCAGCCCCCAGCTCGATATGTTCGCGCCATCAAATGGCGAAGAGCGTTTGGGGTCACGCCCCGTCCCGCCAGCAACCAATCCTCGTTACATCGAAAGCGGCGGATACCCGAGCCGGACCGCGCACGTCTTAGCGCTTAAGGCTGCCGGGATGACGACCCCGGCGATTGCGAAATCTGTTGGGGTCTTACCAAAGCATGTTGAAACGATCATCCGTGTTAAACGAAATTATCGCCGACCGGTTCGCCTCAAAGTGGGTTTTGCGATGATCAGGCTGACGGCCAAAAACCGCATTCCATAGTCAGCACCGGGGGCATCTGCCCCCGCTCAAAATCCCGAATTGATAGCGTACCTCTGTGTAAGCGCCCGTGAGCGACCGGCACAGAGGACCATCATGACCCCAGCGATTACCGCCCCCGAACTCGACGCGCCGGTCACCGACCGCCCCACGGGCCGCAAGCTACTCTCCAGCCTGATCGCCAAGCGCACCGTTGCCACCCTCATGACCCGCGCGGCAACGTCGCCGCTGCCCAATCAGGGCATGCGCCTGTCGGAACGCGGGCTCGACCTCATCAAAGCCTTCGAAGGCTGCCTCAAAAAGCGCCCGGACGGCACGCTGGAAGCCTACAAGTGTCCGGCTGGCGTCTGGACCATCGGTTGGGGCTGCACCGAAGGCGTTCGCCCGGGCATGGTCATCACCCGCGACGAAGCAACCGCCATGCTTGCCCGCGAACTGGGCCACTTCGAGATCGTCGTCGGTCGCCTCGTCACCGTGCCACTGACGCAAGGCGAGTTCGACGCGCTCTTGTCGTTCACGTACAATCTGGGCGAAGGCGCATTGCGCTCGTCCACGCTGTTGCGGATGCTCAACAGCGGCAATCGTTCGGCGGTGCCCAATCAATTCATGCGCTGGACCCGCTGCAAAGGTCATAAGGGGCCGCTCAGCGGCCTCGTTCGCCGCCGCAAAGCCGAAGCCGCACTGTTTTTGTCCGGCATGGTGCATGGCGAAGCCATCGGCGACGACTACGGCCCGATGCCGCAAGCCGTCACGCCTGAGATCGGCAGCCGCATCGCCGTCGTCAAATCCTCGCGCACCTTCTGGGGCACCGTCACCGCATTCACCGGCTGGGTCGGCGCAAAGGCCGTCGTCACGTTCGGCGTGGTCAGCGCTGCCGCCGAACAGGCCAAGGCATCCACCGATGGCCTGTCCTCGCTGCTCGGCGTCCTCGGTGAGCATGCCGAGCCGATCCTCATCACGCTCGCCATTGCTGGCACGATTGCTGCGCTCTTTGCCCGCTTCGATGCGGCGGGCGAGGAGAAGATCGGATGACGCTCGCCCGGATCGCCCTGCTCTGTCTGACGTGGCTGATGAGCCCGGCCAACCTGATCGGTGGCAGCACGTTTGCCGCCATCGGATGGGGCGCTGGTTACCTCAAGGGCCATGCGGTTGCCACCCGGCGCGGCGACACCCGCGTCAAGGCTGCCGTCACCCACATCGAAACCACGCTGGAAACGAAGGCGCAAGACTATGTCAAAGCAGCAGACGACGCAGCAGCAAGCGTTCCTCCAGTGGTCCCTGGTCCCGCTCATCGCCCTGATCGGGCAGCTATTGTCCGGCTGTGCGCATCAGACCCCACCTGTCGCCGTGACGGTTCGTAGCGACGTGTCGTGCCGCGTCTATAAGCGCCTGACGTGGTCCATCGACGACACGACGACAACCATCAACGGCATCCGCCGCCATAACGCCCGCTATGTCCGCATCTGCGGCTCAACCCGAAAGCCGAAGTAATGCAAGTCGATGCGGAAATGCTCCTGAAGGTCCTGACGTTCGCCGTCGCGATCAGCTCGACCGTGTATACGTGGCTGGCCAGCAAAGACCGGGCAACGGCGCTGCAATTCC